GATCCGCAAGCCGCGGCTGCCCAGGCGAAAGCGCAGGCCGATATGCAGGCGAGCCAGGCCAAGGCGCAGGTCGATATGCAGATCGCCCAGGCCAAGGCGGCGATCGACGCCCAGATCGAGGCGCGCCACGCCCAGACCGAGATGCAGATGGAGCAGATCCGCTCCCAGAGCCAACTTGCCGTCGAGCGCGAGCGGGCGCAGCACGACATGCAGGTCGCCGAGCTGAAGGCTCACAACGAGATGGCGATCGAGCGAATGAAGGCCGAGCAGGCGGCGCAGATATCGGCACTGGAAGTCCGGCTGAAATATCAGGCGGGGGTTTACACCTCCGGCCCCGATGCGCCGGTCGACCGGCCAAATGGCGGCGGGCTGTAGGTGTTCTTGCTTCCGTGGTGGTTTGGCAGGCCCGATACCGATCCGGTGCTGCCGCTTCAGCCGCCCGGCCCGCCGCCCGCTGACCGGGTCGAGCTTGGCGCCGCGGCGCAACGTCTGCTGCAGGACCCGACCTTCGCGCTGGCGCTCGACCGGGTGCAGAGCCGTCTGACTGACGCTTGGCGCAACAGCACGGTCGGTGACGCCGCCGGCCGGGAGGCGGCGTACCGGCTGCACACCGCGGTCGAGCAACTGCGCAGCGAACTGCACTTGATGGTGGCCAACGGCAAGGCCGCCGAGCATCAGGAATAACCCGCCCGCGCCGCGCTGGCGCCGGCAATCCCACGAGATGGACGATAACGCATGAGTGACGTACCCGGCGCGGCCGGCGGCGATACCGTTGGCTTGCCCACCAATATCGCGCCGAGCGATGCCGATATCGCCAAAGGCATTGAAGGACTGCTCGACGCCGAAGCGCCGCGCCGCCGCAGGGCGCAGCCGGCGGCCGAGCCCCGCGAGGACACCCCATCCGACGCCGAAGAGGCGTCAGATCCCGGGACGGATCCGCTTCCGAGCCAGGAAGAGGACCCGCCACCCGGCGACGACGAAGACGACGAGGGAATTGACCCGGACGAGCCCGAGGAGGAGCCCGCTCCGGCAATCGATCCACCCGCGAGTTGGAAGGCGGATGAGAAAGGCGAGTGGGCGAAACTTCCCCCAGCGGTGCAAGCAATCGTTGCCCGACGGGAGGCTGAGCGCGATCGCGTTGTCTTTACCCGCACCACGGAAATGGCCGAAGAGCGGCGAGCGAGCGCCGAGGCACGGCTGGCTGAAAGAGGCGAGTACAAGCAGAACCTTGAGAAATTGCTGTTCGTGGCTGCACCCGAGGCGGAGAAATTCACCCAAATCGACTGGCAGCGCTTAGCGGCCGAGAACCCGGCGGATTATGTCCGGCTCACCGCGGAGCGCGACGCGCTGCGCGGTCGGATCGGCGCTATCCAAGGTGAAATCCAGCGGATCGACTATCAGTCGAACGCTGAACGCGAGCAGCAATTCGGGCAATTCCGCGAGCAGCAGGCGCAACTTCTGGCGCAGAAGCTCCCGGTTTACGCCGACGCCGAGCGCGGGCCTAAGTTCGTCAAGGAATTGACGGACTACCTCCAAACGCAGGGCTTTACCCCCCAGGAATTGGCCGCGGTCGTCGACCACCGGGCAATCCTCCTGGCGGAAAAAGCGATGCGCGCGGATCGGGCGGCGGCGGCGCGCAACGGCGCCAATACGCAAAAGGCGCCGCCTCCCCGGGTGCAGCCGCCCGGCACCAAACAACGCTCCGACACCTCAGCCAGCCAACGCCGCAACAATAAACTCGCGGCCCTGGAACGCAGCGGTTCCGAGCGGGACGCGGTCGCGTACCTGCTCGAGATCCTCTGAAGCGAAGCTTACCGCCCTAAACGCCGCCTGGGCAGCGGCGCCCGCTAGCGCTGGGAAGCGCCGGCATCCCTCTGATGGAGCCTATTTATCATGGCAATCGTACCAGGAACCGCTCTGACCTATACCGGCCAGCCGGGCCTCCAGGGCCTCCGTGAGGACCTCTCCAACATGATCTACATGATCAGCCCGGAGACGACGCCCTTCCTTAGCAACATCGGCCGCGAGACGTGCGACGCCGTGTTGACCGAATGGCAGACCGACTCGCTCGCCGCCGCCGATGTCGCCAACGCCCAATTCCAGGGCGACGATATCGCCACTTTCAGCGCCGCGAGCGTGACCGCGAGGCTCGGCAACCGCACCCAGATCATGCGCAAGACGGTGATCATCTCGGGCACGGTCGACCGGGTTAACAAGGCCGGCCGCAACACCGAGCTGGCGCTGCAGCTCACCAAACGCGGCAAGGAACTAAAGATCGATACCGAGTCGATCCTCCTCAACAACCAGGCGAAGGTCACCGGCGCCGTGACCACCGCGCCGACCATGGCCGGCGTGCCCGCCTGGATCAAAACCAACACCAATCACGTCGGCACTAACCCGGTCGGCGACGGCAGCAATGTCCGGGTCGACGGTACGCCGCGGGCCTTTACCGAGGTGATGTTGAAGGACGTGCTGAAACAAATATGGACGAACTCCAGCGAGGAGCCGGATGTGCTGATGTGCGGCGGTAGCAACAAATCTGTTGCTTCGTCGTTTACCGGCGGCGCGCAGAAAACCGTTGATGTTGCTACCAAGAAACTGACGGCAACCGTCGACATCTATGTCGGTGACTTTCATACAATCAACATCATCTCCAATCGCTGGCAGCGCCCGCGCGACGCTTTTATCTTGAACTGGAACTACTGGGCTGTCGCCTGGCTGCGGCCCACCAGCCAGGTGCCGTTAGCAAAAACTGGCGACGCCGAAAAGCGTATGCTGATTCAAGAATGCACATTGATCAGTAAAAATGAAGCAGCGAGCGGCGGTATTTACGATTTGACCACCCCTTGATATAGCGCGCGACTGGTCGCTCAGAGTTGCTCTTTTCTCAACTCTGAGGAACATCTGAGCAACTCTGAGTGAGGGCGGTCCATCGCGGGCCGCCCTTTTCTTTTGGGATAAGTCCATGCCGATGAATGTGCTGGATCTCCTCAAGTATCGCTTGAGCAGCCTGCCTGGAATGGATGAGTTGCCGCCCGTGGTGCAGAACTCTATTCGCAATCAGCCCAGCTACGGCGAGGGGCAGATCATGGCGCCGGCACAATGGTGGAACCCGGCACTTGGCGGGCAGCTTCAGATGAGCGGCCCGCAGCGTGAGAATAACCTGTCCAATGACCTGGGTGATACCCGCGACCGGGAGAATTGGCCGGTTATGCGGGAAGGTGAATATGCATCGAGGCGACCGCCGGGGCTGTCGCCTTTTGCCGATCCGCTTAACCAACTGCTGACGCGGCTCGGGCAGCGGGCTCCGCTCGCGCTCTACTAACGAGGAAGCCATGCCGATCCTGTTCGACACCGACCCCGAATACGGCGCCTACGAGACGTTCGACTACGACAATGACAATGGCCGCGTCACCATCCGCCGGATCTGCGACGTGCAGCCGATCATCGACCGCAACAAGGAACTGCAGAACCACGCCGACTGCTGGAACGAGGCGAAAGACATGCGCCTGGCAGCACAGATACCTAACGAGGTGGCGCTGATGTGGCTGCACGACTACGGCATCAGTTGCTGGCGCAAGGAACACTGGCCGGGGGTAAAGAAATTGCTCAACTCGAACGAGTGGAAATATCTTCGTACGAATACGTTTTACCTATGAAGCCCGACACCAACAAACGCCGCCTCTACAACGCGCTGAAGCGGCTGGTGACCGAGGCGGAACACGATCTGCCGCAGGATAACATTCCGAACGATGTCCTGTTGTGCGTGATCCCGCTGGCGGCGATGGAGGAGGCTTACGCCGCGCTGCGCTCTGCCCGCCTCAACCGACGAGATCCCGATGCCGCTTGATACGTATGACGGCCTGAAGACGGCGGTGCTGGAGTGGTTGGCCCGGCCGGCCGATCGGCTGCTGGTCGATCATGTCCCGGACATGGTGACGCTGTTCGAGGCCGAGGCCCGCCCGCGGCTGCGCACGATCGGCGGCGAGGGGATGGAGATCCTCTACACCGCGCCCGGTTACCCGGATCTGGCGATGCCGGCGGACTTCGCCGAATTGCGCCACGCGATGCTGGTGGATCTCGCGGTGCCGCTCGAGTTCATGGCTCCCGCGGAGGCGGCGCGCTATGTCTGCGTCGCCGGCATCCCGCAGTTTTACACGATCTACGGCAGCACCGACGACTCGGTGCCCTGCTCGCCAGGCGGCAGCAGCATTCAGATGCGCCTCACGCCGCCACCCGACAGCAGCTACACCGTCAGCGTGACTTACCTGCGTGGCTTGCCGGCGCTCTCGGCCGACAACCCGAGCAACTGGCTGCTGAAGACATCGCCCACGGCGTATCTGTTCGGGACCCTGCTCGAAGCAGCCGCCTTTATCGGCCACGACGAGCGCGTGCCATTGTGGGCACAGCGCCGCGAGGCGGCGTTCGCCGCCCTGGAGCGCGCCGATATCAAAGCGCGCTGGGGCGGGCCATTGCAGGTGCGGCCGGACATGGCGATGCGCGTGCGCGGTGGGACGCTGTGACCATCGTCCCGTTCCCAGAATGGCTGCCCGACCAGCCGGATTTCGCCAGCGCGGGCGCGCCGGTCATCCGTAACTGCGTGCCGGCGACCAAGGCCAGCTACGGCCCGATGCCGACGCCGCAGCCCTACAGCTTCAACACTCTCGATGCTCGCTGCCAGGGGGCCTACGTCATCCGCGACGCCACCGGCGCGCCCTACGTCTATGCCGGCGATGCCACCAAGCTCTACCGGATGCCGCCGGCCTTTGACTCGTTCTTCGACGTGTCGCGGGTCACCGGCGTCTACACCACGCCGTCGCCCTCGGCGGGCGGGTTCTGGTCGATGACCGCTTTCGGCAACCGCATCATCGCCAGCAATTACACCGACGCGATCCAGAGCATGTTGCTCTCGGGCACCAATTTCGACGTGCTGTCGCCGGACGCGCCAAAGGCAAAATTCGTTACCGTCGTCAAAGACTTTGTCTTCGCCGCCAACACCATCGACCCGGTCGACGGCGCGGTGTCATGGCGTGTGTGGTGGTCCGGGCTCGGACAGCCCGATCAATGGCCGACGCCCGGCTCGGTAACCGCGCTGGAGCTCCAGTCCGACTACCAGGACCTACAGCAACAAGACCTCGGCGCCATCACCGGAATGCAGGCCGGCTTCCTCGGCGGCAGCGACGTCGCGATTTTCTGTGAAAACGGGCTGTGGGGCGGCAACTACGTCGGCCCGCCGGTGCTGTTCAATTTCCGCGTCATTGCCGGCGCCCCGGGGACGATGTCGCCCTTGTCGATCGTGCCGGGCCGGATGCGGACGGCGGCGGGCAGCGCCGCGCAAGTGGCGATGTATCTCTCCGAAAGCGGTTTCCAGGCGTTCGATGGCGCCGCGGCAATACCGTTTGGTGCCGGCAAGTTCGACCGCGAGTTCTTCCGCGAGCTCAATGGTAAGTGGATCGGCTACGTCCAGGGCGTCGCCGACCCCGGCAGCAACCTCATCTACTGGGCCTTTGCCTCCGAGACCTCGACCGATGGCCTGTTCGACAGGGTGCTGGTCTACAACTGGGATTTGGCGCGGGCCGTCATCTGCGAGCTTGAGGCTACCGGTCTTGCCAGCCAGCACAGCGAGTGGCTTGCGCGAGGGCTGTTCGGCAGCGGCTACACGCTCGATACGATCGATAGCTTCGGTGATCTCGATACCGTCCAGCCGCCGTTCGACGACCCGTTCTGGGCCGGCA